AATTTTCAATAGGGTTTGAAATTGTTGTTTGCATGAAAGATGAAAAAACAAAGATACGAACAATTACAGAAGCTAAAGTATGGGAAGGTTCGGCAGTAGATGAGCCTATGAACCCTAAAGCTGTAATTACTGAGGTAAAAAGTAATATGAAAATGGCCGATAAATCATATGAATGGAATCCTGATGAAGCAATCGAGCGAATTAAGGAATTCACCAAGTCTGAATTAATACCTAGTGAAAGCTATGGTTCAGCATTTGTTTTATTTTCTGGTGATGTAAAATCATTTGATTCTTATAGTTTACCAATAGTTGATATCATTGATGGTGAAATGACTGTTATTCATGATGCCGCTATTAAGGCTGCTGAGCTTATTCAAACAATTGAAAATGATGCTGAACGAAAAACAGCAATTAATCGTTTGAAGCCTATTTTTGATGAAAATGAGATCGAATTTCCTATTGAGGAAAAGGGAACATTCACGGTAACGGAAGTTAAAGAGATGACGATCAGAGAATTAGAGAACGCATTATCCGGTACTGGATTGTTTTCTAAGAACGCATCAGCTTATTTAGTGTCCAATTTAGAGCAAGATAAAAGCCTTTATACATTGGAAGAAGCTAAATTATTAATAGATTTGAAAGGGTTAAAAAAGAATCTATCTGAAACGAGTTAACCCTTGTTATATTGACAGATTAATATTTATACACTAAAATTTTTTTGAACAGTATGAAGTAGTGGGATGCTATTTTATGAAACTTCTTAATTTTAATTTAATGAGGAACATAAAATGCCAGAGCCAAAAACCGCTACTTTGGAAGAGATTCATAGCGCAGTAAATGAGCTACGGACAGAAGTAGAAAAAAAGTCTGTTGATCAAGAAAAGATCGACAAAATTAATACCTTTCTTGATGAGCAAGAAGATTTAAATCAAAAATCACTGATTGCTCGAAACGATCTTGAGTCAAAAAACTCTGATTTCCTTGAGCGTATTGAATCGATGGAAGTTGAGTTAGCTCGCAAAGTCGCTACTGGTGAAGAAAAATCCTACCGTGATGCACCTGAATATAAAGCTCTACAAGAGTTATTAACGAAAGGTGAAATACGAATCGAGACGGAACAGAAAGCCTTGTTGCGTACCGATAATGATACGGCTGGTGGTTATCTAGTCACTGGTGAGATGGATAATGTAATCACTAAGCAGATTACAGAAATTTCGGGTATTCGCTCAATCGCGCGAGTTAGAACCATTTCTAGTAAGTCGCTTGAAATGCCAATTCGCAAAACAATCCCTACCGCTACATATGAAGGTGAAGCCGAAATCGGCGATGAATCTGCATCTAGCTACGGTTCAGAAACAGTTACAGCGTTTCGTTTAACGCATACCGTTCCAATTACTCAAGATATGCTAATGGATTCGTCTTTCAATATGGAAGCTGAAATCTTTAGTGATTCCGCTGAGGCTTTTGCTTATAAAGAAGGTAATAAGTTCGTATTGGGTACAGGTTCAAAGCAACCAGAAGGCTTTTTAGTTAACGCTGATGTTATCGCTAATCAGTTTACTTCGGCTGCATCTGGTGTCGTTGATCATACTGACATGATTAACTTGGCTGGTGAGTTGAAAGTTGGTTATACAGGGACTTATGTTTTCAATCGTAAAACGTTGGCAGCATTACGGGTGCTTAAATCAACAACTGGCTCATTTATTTGGTTGCCTGGCGTTAACGGCGTAGCAATGAATACTTATGCTGGTTTTGAGTACATCATTGCTCAGGATATGCCAGATATCACTAATAGCTCTTTGTCTGTTGCCTTCGGTGATTTCCGTCGAGGTTATACAATCATTGATCGTACTGGTATCTCAATCATCCGTGATGATGTTACCCGTAAGAAAGCGGCTATCGTTGAATTTACTATTCATCGTTACAATAACGGTATGGTTACATTACCAGAAGCAATCAAGGTAATGAAAACTAAAGCTTAATCATCAACTTAATTAGGGTGTAAAAACCCTATTTATTTTTATTTAAATTTTGGAGAATAAATATGGAATGCGATTTACATAATAATGTTGATGATCAAATAGCTATGGATTTAGCGGCTATTTCGTCAAACACCACAACGGTAGGTAACATCATCGATACGGCTGGTTATGAGTCTATCGAGTTTATTGCCTTAATGGGAACTATTACCGATGGTGCATACGCATTTAAAATTGAAGATGGCGATGCTAGTAATTTATCTGATGCTGCTGATGTCGATTCCAGTTTGCTATTGGGTGCTTTAACGGGCTTTGCTGCTACTGACGATGATTCATCTAAGCGCGTTGGCTGTATCGCTAAGAAACGTTATGTTCGTTTATCATTAGTGTCAACTGGTGTAACGACTGGCGTTAATATGGCTGGTGCGGCTGCTGTCCTTGGTCATCCACACCATGCACCTGTAGCGCAATAAGTCATGAATATTAAAGTCACTAAAGATGGCAAATGGCATGATAAGCCTTATCAGAATCAATTTAATGTTGATGCTGGTGAGGTAATCGAAGTTTCTAATGAAACGCAGGTCTTAAATAATCGAGCGGTTTGTGTTTCAAGTGAGATGGCTACAATTATGGTTGATTCTGGAAATGCTGAAATGATGGTTAAACCTGTAAAGGAAACTAAGCCAGTCAAAACGCAAAAGGAAACTAAACCATTGAATAATACGAAAGTAGAAAAAAAGGCATAAATGTCTACTAAGTATAATCTAGTAAGTGCGGCTTCGTCTCCGGTTGAATTAGGCGAGATGAAGTCGTATTTAAAAATGAGTCATACAAATATTGACGATAAGTTAATTAAAACGTTTATTAATTCTGCAACTCAATTAGGTGAGCAATACACTGATCGAGATTTCAGGGTTAAAACTTACGAATTATTGCTTGATGATTTATCAGATAGAATCAAAATATTAGCTGATAAGGTTAATTCAATAACTAAAATCGAATATACACTTTTAACTGTATTAACGACAATTGTTTCATCAACGTATTATTTGAAAAATTTACAACAGTTTTCAGAAGTCATTTTAGCAGTTGATAAAACGTGGCCTACTGATAACGATGATATTGAGCAAGGTTATCGAATAGAATTTAAAACAGAAGCGTGGGAATACATCGAAGAAGCTAAATTAGCGATTATGAAACATGTTGCACATTTATATTTGAATCGTGGTGATTGTGATACTAAAAACGCAATGGATTTATCAGGCGCTACTTATATATACGATCAATGGATAATACCGAGAATATAGGATGCCTAAGTGTTCTGTCATTAAGTCAAAACATAAAAGAATAAATATTGGCGATATGGATAAAGTTATCCAGTTAATGAATCGAGATATTCAAGCACCTGATGATGTTGATTATGATGAAGATTTTACAAATAAATCTGATGTATGGGCTTTAATTGAAACGGTAACGGGTGTTACTAAATTTGACAAAACAAATACTGAACAAGTTATAACGCATTATTTTTACATTTATTACGATGCTTCTATTACAAGTGAAACATGGATTAGATTTGACGAAAGAAATTTTAATATAGTTGCCCCTGAGAATTTCGGTGAACGAAACGAGTTTATGAAAATACCTGTTTACGAGACAGGCGATTATAAACAAAAGGTTAATTACGCATGATAGAAGAAGGCAGAAAAAACAAAGAGATCATGCTCAATTTTAAGAATATTGATGGCAATTATGCGCGTGGTTTGCATCGTGGGTTTGATAGATTAGGCCGATTAAATGTTCATAAGGCTAGATTATTTGTCCGTAAACCACCAAAAACAGGCCGGTTATATCGTATTAAAGGTCGTAAGAATCGACATAGAGCATCAAGAGTTGGAGAGTCGCCAGCTAATCTATTCGGTAATTTAGCGCGTAGTATTGGCTTTCAGATTAATGGTAGTGAGATGCAGTTCGCTACTTACGGTGATTCAAAAGGTGAATCGGTTCAAATTGGTGGTGTTGCTTATGGTGGATGGTTAGAGGTCGGCATGAAAAGACCTTTTATGTCTCGTACTGTTGAAGCTCATGAAGGTCTTGCTGATAACGTGTTGAATGATGAAATGCTCGAGGCTATTAAGTGAAAATTGGGGATATCATTTCTCAAATTGCTGGAGTGCTACCAAAGTATACAGATTATTTCTCTGATACGGTAAATGCAACATTTAGTTATTCTGGTGGAACTGTAACGGCTATAACTGATTCTGCTCATGGTTTGAAAACAGGGAAATATGTCACTGTAACGGATGCTGTTTTTCCTACATCGATTGCATCAATAACACGAGTCGGAAATGTTGCCACAGTTATCACAAATACTAATCATGATTTAACTGAGGTCTATAACGAAACGGTTAATATTAGTGGCTCAGATCAAAGTGATTATAACGGCGATCATACGCTCTTAAGCGTAACCAATAGAAAAACATTTACATTTAGTGTTAGCGGCGCACCTACAACGCCCGCTACAGGAACGATGCTATTAAATGAAGATCGGCAAGGTTATAACGGAAGGCACCAAGTAACGGTTACATCTACAACACAATTTACTTATCCAATATCGAATGTGCCTAATGCGGGTTCATCTGGAAAGGTTAAGAGTAATATACGGATATCGGGTGGAATTACTTATGAAAGAATATTTGATTCTTATACAGTCCAAAATGAAAATGAGCTTTATTGTTTTGTTGTTCCGCAGCCATCGATAATATCGAAAAATAGAAGTGTTATAAATGATGCAACTGACCAGATAAGCGCATCGACAACGAAACAGATTAAAGAAATAGAGAATTTTGCGGTATTTGTATTTGTACCATCTAAAGATATTTCAGGCAGAATTGCCTATGATTTAATGGAAGATGTTGCACGATCATTATATAGGTCATTGATTGGGGTTAAGTTACCGACATATTTAAGTGATACGAGATATTCAGGCATCACGTTAACAGGTCATGGTCATTATGCTTATCACAAATCGTTATATGTCCATGCTTTTGAGTTTCAATCAGTGAGAGATATCACGATGTTAGATATGGCGAATCTTGATGAATCGGTAGCATTTAGGGATATCGACTTGAATACATTAAATGATTTTGGTGAAACGATTACCAGTGTAACTGTTGATCTTGATGAGGCTTCATTATGAGTAATAGATTAGTTCGGGTTAATGCGGATATTGGCGGCAAAAAGAAAGGTGATGAATTTAAAATCATGTTCGTTTATGACACGCCAGTAGATGAATTTTGGCGCAGACGATTTAAAGACGCAAAGATTGATAATTGCGTTGAATTGGTAAAAGAAGTTAAACAGGTTAAAAAATCTAAACAGGAGTCTAAATAATGGGTGGCAATTCAACGATTATTCAACCGGATGCTCAATTTAACATTGTGCCAGCCCAGCAAGCGGCAGCAAATAGCCCTCAAAAGGTTTTACTTGTTGCTCAGATAACAACGGCTGGTTCTGCTGTAGATGGCGCATTAAACGAAAGCGTTAGTACTGCAAACAATGCGATAGATGCTTTATTTGGTGCACGATCAATGGCAGCACAGGCGGCACGAACCTTTAGAAAGATTAATAAAATCTCTCAGTTAGATGTGATTGGTCTTGATGATGCCGCGGGTACGGCTGCTACTGGAACGATTGCTTTTTCCGGTACGGCTACGGCTGCTGGAACATTAACTTTTTATATCGCTTCACAAAACAATCATAAAATTGAAGTCGCAATAGCTATTGGTGATTCTGCCACTGATGTTGGTGACGCTTTCGATACCGCATTTGTAGCAGATACAAGAGTTCCCGCTACATCATCAAATACTACGGGCACGGTAACGCTCACAGCCTCAAACAAAGGTACGGAAGGCAACGATATCTCAATGAAGCTTGTCGGTTCTGTAGCGGGTATAACGGTCGCCTTAACGGCTATGGCATCGGGTGCAACCAATCCATCGTTAACCAGTGTTTTCGATGTTGTTGGTGATAATCGATATCAAACGATTATCTGGGCGTTTATTGACGCTCGATTTAATGCAGGTAATCAAATCCTTGATGGTGTTGCAATATTAACCAAAACCGACACATATTCTAATTTGGTATCATATGGTGCTGCTGAGAATAGCGAATCATTAGTTGTGAATGGCTTCTCTACAATCACTGACGCGACACATAAGGGTTCTTCGATGATGGAGCTTGGAGTTGTCGTATCGGCTAATGACGCCGCTATACGTTCGCTACGATTGACACAGGACGCTAATATCTCTGCTTATGTTATTTCAAGTGGTGGGGCTAAAGATTCATTTGGTGGCGCTCACATGGCGAGTTTCCCATATTTCAATACACCGTTTGCTTATTTGCCATTACTTACAACCGGAAAAGGTTTTAATCAAACAGAAATCGAAGGGTTATTGACTGCTGGCGTATCAACCATCGGCAATAATACGGCAGGAAATACGGTGATAGCTGGTGAAAAAGTTACCACTTACAAAACGGATTCCGCAGGTAATACCGATATAAGTTTTAAATATCTAAACTATGTCGATACAGCTTCAAACGTTCGTGAATATATGCAAAGTAATTTTAAATCACGATTTGCTCAAAGCCGGTTAACTGAGGGTGATGTAATCGAAGGTCACTCAATGGCTAATGCGGGTATTATTCGGGCATTTGCTAACGGCCTGTATGACACGCTTTCTGATACTGGTTATGTATTAACGCAAAGCGGGGTA